TGTTGTATCATAGAACTTAATGCTCTGTTAATTTGTCTTTGGTTATCTTCAGAATATTCTTTTTTAGGTTCGGGTAATCTTACTACGATTTTTGTCATTATCGTCTCCTGTCTGGTTGTAAGTCTACTTGAAAAGTTCCGAATCTCCAGTCCTCTGCAGCTCCATCAGTTTCAATTCTTAAACTTGCATATCTTCCACTGGCTCTGGTATCTATTTTTTGAGTCGTTGGATAAATGATAAAAGGACTATAATCACTATTCGCTAAAGTATCTGCGGGATAATCTTTGAGTTTAATAGTGACTGTATTTTTAGTCGTTAGAACTTTAAAATTAGGAATAAATCTTCTCATCGCCAAAAAGACTTCGGTCTGATCTTTTTGTAATGAAAAATTATAAGACTGAACATGAGAGGTTAAAGTCGTTGTTGTTCCATCAGGATTAATCTGATCGGTCCCCGTTTCTTGTTGAAAATAAACGGTTTGGCCGAGTCCTGTTTCTCCAATAATACTTGGAAACGTTCCAGTAGACGTACTATTAAATTGAGTCGCGTAAGGTTTAGGATAGATAATAGAATCAATCCAAGTCGTTCGAATAGAATTTGTATTACTTCCAATATACCAATTGCCCATAGGAAGCTTTTGAGACTCACCATAATTATGCACGACGTATCGATCATTATAAGTGGCGCCTTGCGTTGGATAATACCAAATAATTTCTGTAAACAAGTTATTAATTCCTGCCGCAACCTGTTGTCCCTTTGTCGTGTCAAAATTATCAAAGACATAATCTTCTACACTACAGGGTAAATTATTAACGGTACCATCAAAGGAGAAGAAACCATTATTGCCCAGCCAATAGGCTACCCCATCAATTTCAACCACGGCATTTTGACCAATGAGGCCACAGTTTGTACCCACCTGTTCAAAACCAAAGGTATAAGGAGCCCCTACAAATTTCATAGAATACAATGCGTTATCAGTCCATATTAAAATATTTTCCTTAGCTACAATACCCCCCATAATTTTTGAGCCATCTTGTAATCGATAAGTACCCGCACTATTTGTTGCCGACGGAGCATAGGTATTAATTTCTTCCTGATCCGAAAATCTAAGAAACATATCATCTTGTGAGGAAGCTGTACCAATCGTTGTTTCGGTTCCTAAATGAATTAAGTGACGCGTCGTTGGTGAAATTAAAGTTATTCGACTCGCTGTAGGATTTCCAAAATCTCCAGTAATAGCTGTTACATAACTTGTTGTTGTTGTTGAAGCTCGGGTTGTAAAACGGGCAGCAATCGTAGAGTCCCAGGTAAAAGTTTTTCCATTAGAAATCGTTGCCGTTAAAACACCACCCCAATTACTTAAAGACCAAAGACCGGGTTCTAAAGTAATCGTCGAGGCGGATACAGCATTTCCCCATCCTGTATAATCGGTAGCATTATCAACTGCGGTTGCATCAGCATGAATCGCTGTAGAAGTTCCTTTCTGAGCCCGCGCAATACCTGTTAATTCATTCACTGACCTACCTGAATAGGTAATTAATTCATTTTCGACTGCAATAGTTCCCGAAGTTGGAAAACCAGATCCATCAGTTAATCTAATTTGAGTAGCGGAGCCATTATTTCCTTGGGAGTCAGCGGCTAAAGCCCCATCTAAATCATTCGCTACAACTCCAGTAATCGTTCCACCATAATTGCCTACACCATATCCATATCCATAAGTTTGAGCTGTGGGTCCAACGCTTTGATAAGGTTGAACGGTCATACTTCCCCCTGTAGAAATTACTGAGCTCGCTTGAGCAGATGAATTAATGGTAAAGGTAACATCGGTTGGAACTGATAAAACTTGAAATAATTTATCTTCAAATTGAGCATCGGTTAAACCCGTTCCACCAGGAAGAGTCACTGAATCCAAAACAATCATATCTCCCACAGCTAAACTATGGGCACTGGTTGTAGTAATCGTACATGTTTTAACGGTTGTACTATCGGTTGCTAAAGTAGAAGAAGTAAAAGTCGTTTGAGCCCCTGCGTTGTTAGAACGCCAAGGTGTAATATCATAAAGAGTTCCTTCAAAATAAAGAAGAAGAAATTTATCCGTGCCAATTCCTACATATCTATTGCCGTCTAAATCTACAAAGGAATGTTGTTTTCTGGCAACGCCACAAATAGTATCCGTTAAAAGAGAAGACCATCCTCCTACTTTTTCAGGAAGACCATATCTGAATCGAGCATTATCGGAATCAACCCAACGACCAACCGCGCCAACCGCTGTATCTTGTTTGTCTATTCCGGGTGCAAATTGTATAGATGTAAGAGCCATCTCTGTAGCTCCTAAGAAGTATAGTTAGTTTTATAAGCCCAGCCACGTGTTGAGTCTATGTAAACTAACGTTATGGATTGACCATTATTACTTAAAACTAGATCAGAAGTTAATGTATTAATAGGTTGACCATTTCGACCTACGGTTAAATTATTAGATCCCCAGGATCCTCTGGTATCAATAATAGTAACTTCATCTCCCACAGAAGGTGAAAGAGGAAGATTTATTGTAATAGGATTGGTTGAAGTGTTAGCAAAAATTTGAGCTCCTGCTACTGTTGTATAAGGAGAATTAGAATCGGTAATGGTTGCATATCCTTTTTGAAGAATGGCTCCAACTGTATCCGTTCCATCGGATCTACATAATATGACTGCTGCAGGAGGAATGGCAACGGTGTTACTTGATGAAGCGGTTAAAACTCCAAGTGTTCTATTAGAAGTTCCTCTAACCGTTTCATCTTTTATAATCCAAACTCTTTCTGCAGTTACAGGCATTGTTAAAGTTCGGTTCGCTGCTAATGTTCCATAAAGTCTTAAATAAATATTTTTTCCATTAGAAGTTGCGCCGTCTGTTAGAGTCAAAGTGACATCGGCTGCCGCCATATCAATGCTTACATAACCTGTCGCTGCCTGTTCTAAAATTTGTAAATTGGTATTGGTAATGGTTCCCCACAACCCGGCTTTTTCGCCAGTTGTAACGAGTTCTAATTGAATATCTGTTGAATAAGTTGATGCCATAAGTTTAAGTCGGGTCTATTGGTGTCCAGATCATAGTTGCACCTGGTTGTATTTCACTCCATGTTATAGCTGCAATTGTACCTGCTGACAACGTCAAAGGAGCTCCAGTAGGTGTTACATTTGCGTCTCCAGTGATTGTAACAGTTCCTGAAGAAATTACAACACTATTTCCGGAAGGATAAACATTCGCGCCCGCTGTTACCGTGACTATTCCCGTTCCTAAAGTAAGAGGATTGGCTGTAGCAATTAAGTTAGCGTCTGTTTGGAAAGTAACGGTTCCCAATCCAAGCGTTAATGGATTAGCTGTAACATCTTCTACAATGGCATCGGCAGTAATCTCTGGATTACCTATACTGATGCTGAAAGTATTAGCTGCAACAGTAAAAGTTACACTGTTATCCGGTCCCGCCGTTGAAATTGGTAATTCTGCGAATGATGAAAATCCTAATAGCATGGTAGTTGCCTACCTCGCTACCGTCGGTACATCATTCGATGATACGATTGGAAATTCTGCAAATGCCGCATATATTACTGTTTGTCCACTTGTATTTATATCACCAGCACTAGTTCTTATTTTAAATCCATTAGATAACATATCCATTGCATTTTTTGTGCTTGCGATTTCAGTTAAATCTGCTTTTAATCTTCCTGCATCTGTCGTACAAAATTCATTAAATGGTTGCATATCCCAAGTATATATTTGCCAACTTTGTGAAGCATCTGCATTTTTTAGCATTACATAAGCTGGGGTAAATCCTGTATAACAGAATGGTGCATCAGCATTCCCATTTCCTTCGTAACTTCCCACTTTTGAATAACCTTTTTTATTTGCAAAGCAATAAGCTACATGGGTTTGCGATAAATTAGTATTACCACCACTTCCTACTGAAAATACAGTTGAAGTAGGACTTGTATCATTCCATTGAGTTTGAGTTAGTTCAGCATTGTCAGCATTAAGAGTTAATACTTTAGTATTTCCTAAAGGTTTAAAATAACAAGCCCATGCTTCTGCTGTCTGAGTATTCTTCACCCATATCATATCTGGAGCTACTCCTAATCCATGCGGAATAGTTGCTCCTGCTGTTGCATTTCCTGTATAGGCAATGACTGAAAATCCTGATGTAGCATTAAAAGAATAACTTGATGGAGTTATACTTGGTGAACCTGCTATTCCAGTTGTCGTTCCAGCTTTCCAATTCCAACTTACAAAAGGAATAGTATCTCCATTCGTTCCACTTGAATTACCTAACGTAAATCCGTCAGCACCAAAAGCGGTTAAAGCATCTGTATCTGTACCAGGTGCATTAGGAAGATTAGAATAAACTACTGTTGAAATAGCTAGAGGAGACTGCACTAAAGAATGATTACCTGTAGTAGTTCTTCCTTTCATCCATGTGAAATCAGGTTGAAAACCTACTCCTGTTATAGATTGTGTTGAACCATTACCTGTATAAAGTTTCGTATTATAAAAGTCGCTTGGTTGAAATGAAATATATTCTGCCATAATTAACCTCCGTAAGCCTTAATGTTTTTTGTGCAAAGTGCGTAATAACCTGTTGGTGGTGCGTATTCAAATGCACCTATACCAGCACCATCAGCTTCTGCTGAAGTAACTGCGGTTGTTCCGAAATAACCATTACCAAAGTTCCAAGAAAAAGTAGCTCCACCACTTGTCCAATAACTTGCTCCAGCAAAATATTCTCCTAGCGGAGTAGAAGCAGGAGCTGTTATACTAATAGCACCTGTTCCAGTAGCTCCAGATGTAGGAACACCTGAGTTCATCCATACATTATCTTTCCCAAAATATAATTTATTATTATCTAAATCCAATGCTACTCCCATAACTTCAGTATCCCAACTAACTCCATAAGAGGTAGAGGCATCACTATTTCTTTTTTCTCCATTAAAAGCATCTACTGACCAATCATCATCAAACTCTCCTAGTTCTTGAGCAGCAGCAGTGGATTGCGTAGAAGTAATACCCATTAGCATATTTGCACCAGCAACTCTAGCAGTCGTCTTAAACTCCCAGTACCACTTTCCTCCACTCATTCCCAAAGTAGAAATATTAGGTGCATAGACACCACCTGTTGTAACGACTGTATTATTTCCAGTTGAGAAAGTTCCTGCTGGATAATAATTATCCAATGGATTCATAGTCGCAAAATTATTTGACGGATTATCGTAAGTCGCTGTTAAAGTTCCTGAAGTTGTAAAGGTAAAAGCATTAGAAGATGAATCTAAATCTAAATTCGTTCTATCTTCCATTTTTAAATAAAATCCATTTGTGCCTGGCGTTGCATAGGCAGTAGTTTTAATTTTCCAAATTCCTGAAGTGCTATCTACTTCACCAAATTCTGTTGGTGCTAATTGTAAACCATCTACAAATTGAACATGAGACATTGAACCTGACCAATAAGCACTAGTATCCATAGTACCTCTGCCTACGTATGCCACATCAGAAGTTGTATTCATACTAAGGTCAACATTTAACGTAGCATCTGTATCTGTATCCCAAGTTCCTGGGTATTGTACTCCATTTATGTAAATTTTATTTCTATCTGCAGCAACTACTTGGTCCGTATCAATAGCTGCAACAATATGATACCAGGCACTAGGGTCTCTATATAATGCAACCGTTGCTTTTCTCATTACATAAGAGCCACCATTTTTTGCTTTCAATTCTAATCTATCGGAGTCATTAAAGTTAAAGTCAACAAAATTACTTGTGTCTGAACCTGTAGACCAAATAGCTCCATTTGTTGAAAGCCGATTACCTCTTTTAACCCAGGCTGAAATAGTCATTTTTCTATAACTTCCTGTCCCTGCTGGTGTTCTTGTAATGTATGCTGTTGCCATAATAAATCCTAGTTAAATTGTCCTCCGCCTGTTGCTCCGTAGCTAGACGTTAAAGTAAATATTCTATCAGCCGTTTGCGCCTGATCATCGGTCGCTCTGATTGTAAACGTAAACGTCGTTGCTGCCGTATCATCGGCACCGAAATCTGTAGTTGTTATAATACCAGTTGCACTCGCTAAAGTACAGTTTGCTAAAGACGCA